AACAGCCGCTACGAGGGGCAACCAAGGCAAGGCTCCACAGTCCACTTCTCAAGGGTAAAACACGCTCAGATGAGATTGCCAAGCTTGCAGATGATTTAGGCATGCCTTTATTGCCGTGGCAGAAGTGGATGCTCGATGACATGATGCGAGTTGACGCTAAAGGCATGTACATTCGCAAGACTTCGCTCTGTTTAATCGCTCGCCAGAACGGAAAGTCGCACCTAGGTCGCATGCGTGTCATCTGGGGGCTCTTTTATGGAGGCGAGACAAAGCACCTGATCATGAGCTCTAACCGAGCGACTGCTCTTATGACCTTTCGAGAGATCGCATGGATGATCGAGAACGCTCCGCACTTGAAGGCCGGAACTAAAGCAATTCGATATGCCAATGGTGGTGAGCGAATAGAGCTGCTTAACGGGGCAACGCTTGACCTAGTATCTGATACTCGTGACTCATCTCGTGGACGCACGGCAGATTTCTTATGGATCGATGAAGTCCGAGAGATTAGTAAGGATGGCTACACAGCTGCGATCCCTACGACTCGCGCTAGACCTAACGCACAGACTTTGCTTACATCTAATGCTGGCGACGCCTTTTCCGAGACCTTGAATACCCTTAGAGAAAGAGCTCTATCTGCGCCTCCTAAGTCATTCGGATTTTACGAGTGGTCAGCACCGCAATACTGCAAGATCACAGACCGCAATGCTTGGGCAATGAGCAACCCTGCTCTAGGCTACACAATATCGGAGGAGTCACTTGAAGAAGCTGTTGCAACAAATAAAATTGAAGACATTAGGACTGAGCTTTTATGTCAATGGATTGATTCTCTACAGAGTCCATGGCCTCATGGCGTACTTGAGGCAACCTCCGATTCCACGCTCCAGATTCCGGTCGGCGGCTATACAGTATTTGGCTTCGATGTATCTCCTTCTCGCCGCAATGCGAGCCTCGTTGCTGGTCAGATTATGGGTGACGGAAGAATCGGTGTCGGAATACTCCAGACGTGGGAGTCGCAAGTCTCGGTCGATGATCTAAAGATCGCAGCTGAGATCAAAGGCTGGGCTGATCAATATCGTCCAAAGATGATCTGTTATGACAAGTACACGACTCAATCGATCGCCGAAAGATTGGCTAACGCTGGTCAGATAATTCAGGACGTGTCAGGCCAGCAGTTCTATCAGGCTTGCTCCGATCTGCTTGATGGTCTAGTCAATGGACGCGTAGTCCATAACGGCCAAGAAGAATTGATTAAACAGATGAATAACTGCGCGGCAAAGACTAATGATTCAAGCTGGCGCATCGTAAAGCGTAAGAGCGCAGGCGATGTATCCGCACCGATCTCTCTAGCGATGGTTGTAAGCATGTTAATGAAACCACAACAGATAGCGGCTATATACACCGAATAGCACAACATGTAGTGTATAATTGCCGTCTATGGGTCTATTCGATCGTAAGCCAAAAACCGTTGAAGCTCAATATGCGCCGCAAATTATGGGCGATAGCATTAATGGCATTTATAATTTTACCTTCCCAGTAATTGCTCGTCGCGACGCTATGAGCGTTCCGGCTCTTAAACGATGCAGAGACTTGCTCTGCACAGTCGGATCTATTCCGCTTGAGTATAAGAAGAAATCTACAGGCGAAGAAATTGCCGCCCCTCGATGGGTTCACCAGCTTTCTAAATCACAGCCACAATTCGTCACCTTAAGTTGGCTAGTCGATAGCCTTCTATTTTATGGTCAGGCCTTTCTCGAAATTGTCGAGGTCTATCAGGAAGATGGTCGCGGCGCGTCATTTGATTGGGTTGCTAACACTCGGGTTACTTTCGACCTTGACATTCATAACACTTTCGTTACACAGTATTACGTCGATGGATCACCTCGTCCAATGTCCGGCCTTGGATCTCTAGTAACATTTCAAGCATTTAATGAAGGCATCTTGACTACAGGATCACGCACAATTCAGAGCGCAATTGATGTTCAGAAAGCGGCAGCTATAGCAGCAGGCACTCCAATGCCTACAGGTTACATCAAGAACACAGGCGCAGACCTACCTCCAGCAGAAGTGCAGGGACTGCTTGCAGCCTTCAAGACTGCTCGTCAAAATCGCTCAACGGCTTATCTTACTTCAACTCTTAATTACGAAACAGTCGGATTTAGCCCTAAAGACATGATGTATAACGAGGCCGTACAGAATTTAGCTACTGAAATCGCTCGACTATGCGGCGTACCGGCTTACTACCTTTCAGCTGATCAGAATACCTCAATGACTTATGCCAACATCATTGACGAGCGTAAGCAGCTCGTTGCACTAGCGTTCCAGCCGTACATCTGCGCAATCGAAGAACGCTTAAGCATGGACGATATATCTACGGCTGGACACTTCGTAAAGTTCGACCTCGATTCTTCGTTCCTACGCGTAGAACCTATGGAGCGACTTCTCGTCATTGAAAAGATGCTGAGCCTTGGCCTTATTACAACAGAGCAAGCGATGGAGATGGAAGACATGACACCTAACGGAAGTGATTACTAATGGAGACGCTATACATTGAAGCATCCTCTATCGAGTGCAGCGAAGATCGCCGCGAGATATCTGGAAAAATCGTGCCACTAGGTACAGGCGAAGTCGGCCAGACTAACCTTGGCGCGTACACCTTTGAGTCTGGATCTATTGAGATTGAAGACCCTAGTAAGATTAAATTATTTAGCCAGCATGACATGAAGAAGCCAATTGGCCGCATGACAACTAGCGAGATTAAAGACGACGGCATTTACGCTACTTTCAAGTTATCTCGCTCAACTGCCGGTACTGACGCGCTTGTCATGGCCAGCGAAGGCCTTGTCTCTGGCCTTTCTATCGGCGCAGAGATTATTTCATCAAAGCCATCACGCGACGGCCACACAGTCGTCACAGCGGCTAAATTAAAAGAAGTTTCTCTAGTAACTGAGCCTGCATTTAAGTCGGCTCAAGTATTGGAGATCGCAGCGGAAGAAGCGTCAGCAGAAGCCGTAGAAGAACCCCTACCTACAGAAAGCGAGACAGTCGTGGAAGACACAACAGTCGAAGCAACACCAGTAGAGGCTGCGGCTGTAGAAGCTGCTCGTCCTACTGTCCAAGCAATGGTGTACACAACACCACGCATCGAAGTTACAAAGCGTAACTACCTTGAAAACACATTGAAGGCTAACCTCTTTGGTGATGACGATTCACGTCAATGGCTTCGCGCTGCTGACAACGATCAGACAACAGGTGCAGGATTTATCCCAACACCACAAAGCACACAGCTCCTTAACTTCCTTTCTAACGCAGATCGTCCGTTTATCGATTCGATCAGCCGTGGCACAATGCCAGAATTTGGAAAAACTTTTGAGTTGCCTAAGATCACTGAGGTTCCTCTTGTTGATCAGATCGACGAGAATGGCGCAGTAACAGAGTCACAACTTGAAGCCTCATACATTACAGTCACAAAGAAGTCATTCAAGGGTCGCGCAATCACTACCCTCGAACTTCTAACAAATTCGACACCTGCATTCCTTGACGAGCTTCTTGTCCAGATGGAATACGCTTATGCTAAGGATACTGAAGAATTTGTAACTACCGCTGTCCAAGGCGCAGGAACACTCAACGCAACAGCACAGGCTAACTCAGCGACTGGACTTCTATCCTACGTATCAAGCGCAGCAGCAGCAGTCTATTCAGCATCACTTGGTTTTGCTCGCAACATGATCGTTACACCAGAACAATGGGCTAACATCATGAGCTACAACGATGCCGGACGTCCAATCTACATCGCTGCAAATCCACAGAATGCAGGTGGTGCACTTACACCTACATCACTTCGCGGTAACGTTGCAGGTCTTGACCTTCGCGTATCTCGCTACATGAAGGGCTCTGGAGGAGTCGGTACAGCAGATTACTCAATGGCTGTCGTAAATCCAGATGCTTACACATGGTACGAGGGCGCACGTCAGCAACTTCGCACAAATATCAACTCTGACGGAACAGTAGATATCTTGCTATTCGGTCAGGGCGCACTTGCCACTAAGTTAGCGGCTGGCGCGAACTGGTTTAACCTAACCTGATAACACCCTAAGTCGCTGGCAGGGTAGTGCCCTTCTACCCTGCCAGTCTTTAGAAAGGATAAGAGCATGGCATTGACAACAGTCGCAGAGCTTCGCACCGCCCTTGGCGTTGGCACTCTCTATACTGATGCAGTCTTGCAGCAAGTCTGCGACGCCGCAGATAACGTACTCTTGCCCTTTCTATGGAAGAACCAGCAATACATTGTTGCTCACGGCAACGAGGGTACAGTCGGCACTCTTTATTTTGATCAGCCCATTTCCAATGTGTTTTATGTCGGCCAATCGGTAACAATTTCAGGTGCTGGCAGTAGATACAATGGCACAAAGACCATCACGGCTGTCAGCGAGTATTCATTTAACGTAACTACAGCTCACACGACTGACAATCCACGCCACACAGTTGAGCCTTATGGCATTGCCGCTGTCGAGACATATACCGATTATGCAACAATCCCGGCAATTCAAGAAGCTGCGCTTATGATTTCGATCGACATCTGGCAGTCTCGCCAAGCCCCATCAAGCGGCGGCGTCACCATCGATGGCTATCAGCCTTCTCCATATCGCATGGGCAATACCCTTCTCGCTCGCGTTCGTGGCCTTCTCGCGCCTTATCTTGATCCGAGATCGATGGTGGGCTAATGGCCGCCATATCAACCCTCCGCGCAGGACTCGCCTCAGCTCTTACTGACAATACAAAATACTCAGTCTTCTCATTCCCACCTGCAACACCTATTGCCAATAGCGTGATAGTTGCACCAGCCGATCCTTACA